GGCCTCGACGCTTAGGCCGCAGTTGTCAGATGGAACGATGACGGACACGCCGCCTTCGTCATTGGGATAGATGATGCGCTTGTCACTCATGGCTTAACTGGCCAGGTTGGGTTTGCAGGGTCGCTGGTGTTAGCGGGTAGATCCCGTAACTCCTGGCGATAGGTCCGCATGTCTGCGCTAAGAGTAGCGTCAGACAATGCCAAATAGTCAGTGTCAGTCAACAACTGTGTGCGCTTGGTTCGCAAATCACTCCAAGCATTTTCTGTTGCGACTTCAGCAGCGGCAGCATCAACAACTGACTGATCAAGTGTTATTTGCTTGCCATCAGCGTCAAACGCTCCAGTGCCATCGTCAATAGTGACAGCCTGTGGATATGCCTTACGAATAGCTTCGTGATTCATGCTGCTACCTCCAACAAAGTAATTGTGCTGATACCCCAGGGTCCAGTGGGGTTGCTGTTCCTTCTATTGATATAAGTGTCGTGACCGCCTTCAGATACAACCTGCACTTTATACGTTAAGGAAGAAGTTGAAGATGGTGAATCCAAGAAACTTACGCCAAAACTTTCTACAACAGAAACACTAGAACCACGGCTTAAAACTGTATTTGTCAAGATGTTTGATGAGCCGCGTAGCAGTTGAAATTGACCATCAGCACTAGTGCTGCCTGTGCCAATAGACAGGTTTGCCAATACTAAAATTTTACTATTTGTAGAGGATGGAGTTATTGAAACAGATAAGCCTGTAACGTCAACAAAACTGCTGCTACCTGTAGTGAACGCATCTGTTTTGACAACTTGCACTACCTGTTTGACAAAATCGTAAGCAGTGCCGCTGGTGTTTTGAAGCGCGTTGACTTTAAGTGTGCTCATTGATCAATCTCCAAAAACAGCGCAAGTGACAAGCTCCCAGTCAACACTGGTGCTGCCATCATTATGAGTAGAAAGATCAAACGAACTGGTGCCAATTTGGTCGATGTTCGCCGGATGACATCTTGAAGATTCAGGCAATTCTCTAGTGCCGCCAGGGACAACGGCATAGTTTGCGTTTGTCAAATCACTTGAAAAATTCAATGTGTATAAGCCAGTGCCGTTATCTGTTACCGAACTAAAATTGAAATCATCTCTGATTGCAACCGTTCCAGTGCCGTTGAAGTTAATCCACGCCTTTGCTCTGCCTTCAGCAACCTGTGCAGGTGTCGAGCTGTTGTTGCCCGACGTGTCTTGAATAGTGGCGACCTTAAGTGTGCTCATCGTTCAAGCTCCGTGAAAAACCATGTAAATCTGAACCTGAGCATTCGTAATTTGGCAGTTATTAGCAGAGTTGCTAGTTGACTGAACATGCCCACATTTCACACGGCAGGCAGAGGTTGTTTTGGTTTCAGGGTTACCGCTGCTGTCGCCTTCTTTCACTGAAAGTACGCCAAAACCAGTGCCAGGACCGTTTGAATAAATAGCGCCGCCTGTCATGCAATAGTCGTCATTTGCAAAAGCAGTCGTGAAATTAACTGTTAGGTCGCCACTGCCGTTATCAGTGACGCTAGACACGTTAAAGCTGTCAGAAACAGTTCCATCATGAACACAATTTACCCATGCTTTAGCAAGCTGACCGATCTCCGTCCCAGAGCTGTTCTTAAACGCCGGGGCACCGCTGCCCGTGTTCTGTAAGTTGGCTGCCTTGACTGTGCTCATCTCAAACCACCGTCCAAGTGGCCCCGGAACTTACCGTCACGGTAACACCGCTGGCAATAGTTATTGGCCCCGCTGACATTGCGTTGAGTGTCCCTGTCAAAGTGAAATCTGAATCGACCGATTGATCGTTGGTATAGAACACCTGGTCCGTTCCACCGCCAGTTGCTCCGCCGCCGAGCTGGCCCCATGCTGACCCGCTGTATCCCTCATACCTAGACAGCGATGAGTTGTAGCGGATCATCCCGTTGTTAGGGGTGCCCGGACGCTGTGCAGTCGTACCAACCGGAAGGTCAAGCACCCCAGTTCCGCTCAGCAATACGTTGCCGCCAAACGTCGCCGTCCCGGTAAAGGTCGGTGATGCAGCAAGTGCTAGGCCCAGGTTTACTGAGCCAATGCCGCCAACAGCACTGACGTTGACGTAAGCGTTATTTGCGCCGTTTCTGATCTTGAGGGTGTCATCCCCCGTGTCCACATACCACTGGTGAGCAAAAGTGGTCGCTGGATCGGTTGAGTTGCTGTTGTTGGTGGCAATAGCCGACAACACATTATTCAGATCACCACGGAATGCCGACCCGCTTTGATTGGCTAATGAATAGTCATGAGTCGCCACGGGGCTTTACTGCGCTCTTTCTGACACTTTACCCGGCCTTGCCAAACCCGGTAGCCATGTAGTCGAAGTTGCGATTCACGATTGCGTCACTGCTGTTTTTAAATGTGACCGTGAAGCCGGTGCGCGAAATGCTGGACAGCTCAAAATAATCGCCTGTCGCCATGTTCTGAGGCGTGATACCAATTGTGGGCAATGCGCTGTTCGCCCCACCAAGCGTGCTAGTGCCGGTGAAAAAGGCATTCGCAAAGGTGACGGCTTTGGCTGATGTGCCACTGGCGATAGTTGTAGAGCTTTGCTCTGTCCGCTGTTGCAACTCGGCCACGTAACCCAGCTCATCAACCAGCACGTTCTGTGCTGTGTCGTCTGACGTGAGAATGACCTTGAACTGGAACGCCCGTGCTTTCAGGACGCCATTGGCCAGCGGCTGCCAGTCGGTGTAAGTAGGGCTGCTGCTTGGGTCGTCGTCAGTTCTTCGCACGTAAAGCTCAGCGTTAACGTCATCAACCACAGCGCCATCGATGTCCGTCCAAGTGTCGATGTTTTCTGTTCTGTCATCCCAGGTGTCGCTTGGAAGGATGCCACGCGAAACAATTCGGCGCTCCAGGTCCAAGCTGTAGATCGCCTCAAGATCTAGGGTGTCTGCAAATTGATATTCACCAGTCGCCTTCACATCGTCGCCAGAGCTAGACAGGATCAAGGCGTCAAATGTTGAGTCGTATTCAGTGTCTGTTTTTGTCCCGCTGAACGGCGTTGGAGAAATCTGATCTTCTCTTTGGCTGGCTACGCCGAAGAAAGTTTGCGTGACAGGCTTATCAACAATGATGCTGGCCTCTGTGGCGCTCTTTCTGCCACCGTCATCCTCAAACTTGACCAGATACTCACCTTCAATCAGCGGCACGGTTGCTTCTGTTGAGTTACCTGCGATGGATTGAATCAGGTCTGTGCTGTTGCTCCATGTCGCGCTGCCGTCAGTGAGGTTGTTGTGACGGATGTGAACTTTGCCGCTGACCTTTACATCAAGGTCAACAGTCTCATCCCAGCGAAGCCGCGCACTGTTGTAGCTCTGAGGCTCTAGCGACAGGTTTAGGACGTTGCCAGGGATTGCGGTCTTGCCCGCAAGCGTGAACGTCTGCGACGTTGTAGGGCCTGTTTTCCCCACAAAACTGCGGGCAGTGATCTGCAACTCAAAAGAGCCTGCTTTTAACCCTTTGACCTGCAACGACTGCGTTTGAATTATTTCTTGCTCAAAGTTGTTTGAGCCAAGACGATGCTTGACTACAAACTCCTGCACGTTTGTTACTGGGCTCTTCCAAGTAATGTCCACGCCAGTGCGAACTGTGCTGCCCTCTTCATACAAGAACTCAGTCACCGTAATGTCAGTAACTGCCTTAGGCGATGCTGAGATATTTGTAATGTCCCGCTGCGTAAGATTTAAATCCTGCTCGACAGCGTTGTAGATGCTTTGGTTGTACTTGAGCGCAGTAACGCTAAACACGCCATCATCTTCCTCAGCAACCGACACAACACGGAATTGCTGAGATTGAATGTCAGTAGTTTGGATCAACCATGGTGCATTAGCTGCAGGCGCTTCACTGAATGCATCAGTGACTTTTACAGCGGTGCCATCAATAGTGTCGATGTCTCGCGTTTCAATTAAGCCAGTTGGCAAAATTACTGAAACGGTGGGACCGTTGCCCGTGTTGACATCT